GCGCCGGCAATTCTGCCGAGCCAATCATGGGCGTTCTCGGCCCGGTGACGGCGTACGCCGGCGCTTCGGGCACCATCGCGGTCGCCGATCTTGTGAACGGCGTCTTCTCGGTGGACTCAGGCAGCACGTCTGCGGGCACCTACTCGTTCGCGGCTGCGTCCCTTGTGGACGCCGCTGTGGCGAGCGCCCGCGTGGGCAGCACGTTCGACTTCTACTGCGTCAACCTCGGTGACGACGCAGGAAACGACGTGACGTTCTCGGGCACGGGTTGGACGGTCGTGGGTTCGGCGGTGGTGGCTGACGGTACGTCGGCGCACTTCCGCGCTCGCAAGACTGGCGACGCGGCCTGGACTTGCTACCGCATTTCGTAATAGCAAACGCCCCCTACGGGTGATACCGTAGGGGGCACTGCTCATAGGAGTATTTCTATGCCTAATACAAAGGCGGTTGGTGTTGCGTTCTCGGACCCAGAGCTTGACGGTGCAGTAATTGGCGCTGCGGGCGGTACGGTCGGATTCTTCGGCACGACGCCGGTTTCCGAAGGTGCGGCTCTTACGGCGCAGCTTACGACGATTACGTCCACGGCCCCGTCTCCGGCAGACTTTGCGATTCAGGATTTGACCCAGACGACCCCGTTTGGCTTCGTGACTAAGAACGAAGGCAACACGGTGTTGGCTGTGATTGCAAACCTCCAGACTCGCGTTGCTCAGCTTGAGTCGCGGTTTCAGGCTTACGGGCTCCTGCCGTAACTATGAACATATATCTTCGCCATCCCGTTCACGGGTTAAAGATAGCCATTTCCGATGTCGAGGCGGCTATGGACGCCGAGTATGGATGGGAGGAGTATGACCCATTGGAACCGGCGGCGCCGCAGGACGAACCTGCTGCGTCGCCGGAACCTGCGCCCGCTGTTAACGAACTAAAGGCGCGTCGAAAGCGGAAGGAATAAGCCATGGCAACCGCAGGCGATCAAATCAACGGGGCGCTGCGTCTGCTGGGCATCTTGGCTGAGGGCGAAACGCCGTCGGCTTCGATGGCACAGGACGCACTTTCGGCGTTCGATCAGATGGTGGATAGCTGGAACACTGAGCGTCTCGCCGTGTTCTGTACGCAAGACCAAACCTACATGTGGCCTGCCGGCGCGCGTATTCAAACGCTCGGCCCGACGGGCGATTTCGTTTATGTCCTTGGCACACAGTCTGAAGTGCCGATCATCACGCAAGATGACGACTACCTGTCCTTGGAAGACGGCAACCCCGTCCCGGCACAGCAGCGTCCGATCTTGCTCGATGACTCAACCTTTTTCCGCGACCCGTCAACCAACGTGTCGTACGGCATCAAGTTTATCAACCAACTGCAATACAACAACATTGCAGTCAAGACCGTGCAGAGCACTTATCCGCAGGTCATGTTTGTAAACAACACGTTTCCAGACATTTCCATGTCGGTCTATCCGGTACCGAACCGGGTGCTTGAGTTCCACTTCATTTCGGTGCAACGATTGTTGGACCCCGCGTCCCTTAGCACTGAAATCCTCATGCCGCCGGGCTACCTGCGGGCGTTTCGTTACAACTTGGCGCTTGAGTTGGCGCCGGAGTTTGGCGTCGAGCCTGCGCCTGAAGTGCGTCGCGTAGCGATGTACAGCAAGCGCAATCTCAAGCGCATTAACAACCCCTACAACGTCATGGCGATGCCTTACAGCATTATCGCCCGTCGTAATCGGTACAACATTTACGCCGGTAACTTTTAATGAAAACGCCGATCCTGGGCTCGTCTTACGTTGCACGCAGCGTAAACGCCGCCGACGCTCGGATGGTGAATCTCTACCCAGAGGTCATCCCCGAGGCTGGCAAGGAGCCGGCGTACCTTCAGCGGTGCCCCGGCTTGCGGCAGTACATGGAGGTGGGCTCTGGCCCCATCCGTGCGCTGTATCCTTTGGGAGACAGCCTGTACGTCGCCTCGGGGAGCGAGTTCTACAAGGTTGACGCTAACTTAAATGTTACCAAGCTCGGCGACATTACGGGCACGGGTCCGGTGTCGATGGCTGACAACGGTATTCAAATCTTTGTAGCGTGTAACCCTGATGGATACATCTACAACAGCAATACCAACGTCTTCCAAAAGATCACCGATCCTGACTTCCCCGGCGCGGTAACGGTTGGCTACCTAGACGGCTATTTCGTCTTCAACGAACCGAACAGCCAGCGCATCTGGGTGACGGCGCTGCTCGATGGCCTTTCCATCGACCCGCTTGACTTTGCGAGCGCCGAAGGCTCACCGGACGGTTTGGTGTCAATCATTATCGACCACCGCGAGGCGTGGCTATTCGGCACGAACTCGGTCGAGGTCTGGTACAACTCCGGCAACCCCGACTTCCCGCTGGAGCGCATCCAAGGCGCCTACAACGAGATCGGCTGCTTGGCCCCTTACTCGGTAGCCAAGCTCGACAACAGCGTGTTCTGGCTCGGCTCAGATGCTCGCGGTCAGGGTGTTGTCTACCGCGCACAAGGCTACCAAGGCGTGCGTGTCTCGACCCATGCGGTTGAGTTCGCCATCCAGCAGTACGCCAACATGTCCGACGCGCTGGCATACACGTACCAGCAAGACGGCCATGCGTTTTACGTACTTATCTTCCCGAGTGCGGAAACCACATGGGTATATGATGCCGCGACCGGCGCGTGGCATGAACGGGCGGGGTTTGCCAAGGGCAGATTTAAGCGCCATCGCTCTAACTGCCATGCTCGCTTCAAAGGCCAGCCGACGGTAGGCGACTACCAAAACGGCAAGCTCTACCAGTTCGACCTGCGGTACTTCCGCGACGACGAGCAGGAGCAGCGTTGGATGCGCCGCTGGCGTGCGCTGCCAACAGGCGCCAATAATTTGACGCGAACCATCCATCACCAGTTGCAGTTGGACTGCCAGACCGGTGTGGGCGGACTGTACGACGACCCGTCGTTCCTTGCGCAGCAGGCGCCAGGCTTGGTGTTGCAGCAAAACAACAGCAACATCATTGTTGAGGGCGAACCCAACAACAGCGTGCCGCTACCGCAGGTCATGCTGCGCTGGTCGGACGACGGCGGGCATACGTGGAGCCATGAGCGATGGGAGTCGCTTGGGCCTATCGGCGCCACTCAAACGCGCGTCATCTGGCGTCGCTTGGGCGCAACGCTGAAGTCCCGTGACCGGGTGTACGAGCTCACAGCCGCCGATCCTATGGTAACGGCTATTGTGGGCGCTGAACTGCGGCTCTCGCCGACGGCAGCCTAATGAGCAATACGACCAACATTCCGGCGCCCCGCGTCCCGTTCATAGACGAGCGGACGGGCCTTATTTCGCGTGAGTGGTTCCGCTTTCTCAACAACCAATTCACGCTGACAGGCTCAGGCACGACCGCCGTTTCGCTTGCCGATCTGGAACTGACAACGACGGACGGCGTAGTTGACGCCGAGTTGGCTCGATTTCAGTCTGAAATTAAGGCGTTGCAGTTGGCACCCAAAGCGCCCGAACCAAACCCAATTAATTACGGGTCGTTTTACTCAACCCAGACTCAAGCGGCAGCGGTCATCAATACGGCTAAAGCGATCACGTACAACAACGCGGATCAAGCGTACGGCATTTACAAAGATCCGGCGGACGCGTCCAAGATTAAAGTAACTCGACCGGCGGTCTACAACATTCAATTTTCCATCCAAGTTGACAAGACTTCTGGTGGTACGGGCCAGTTCTATATTTGGCCGGCTATTAACGGTACGGCGGTCGCTAACTCCGCTAGCTTGGTTCAAATCCAAGGCAACAACGCCGAAATTTTCTCTGCTGCAAACTTTTTCTTGCCGCTGTCAAATGGCGACTACTTTCAACTATACTTTTCCGTTAGTGATTTAAGTGTCCAGTTGCAGAACTTTGCGGCGGCAGCGCCCGTACCGGCTATTCCGTCCATCATATTGACCGTTATGCAGGTGTATATATGAGCGTGTTTCTTTCTTCCTTTGCCGGCGTCGGGGCGCAGTTCTTCGACAACAACGGCAACATTCTCTCGGGCGGTAAGCTCTGGACGTACACGGCTGGCACGACCACGCCGCAGGCGACCTACACGGATTCGTCTGGCGCAACGCCAAACACGAATCCGATTGTGCTTAACGCCGCAGGGCGGACAGCGCAGGCCATCTGGCTGACAGAGGGCGTCTCTTACAAGTTCGTGCTGATGACCTCAGCAAACGTCGTAATCGGCACGTATGACGACATTGCCGGTGTCAACGACTTCAGCATTGAAGGCATTAACTGGTCGGACATTATCGGCACGCCGACGACCCTTTCGGGCTACGGCATCACGGACGCTCTGTCGGCGGCTACGGCTGCAACGACCTACGCGCCGATTGCTAGCCCGACGTTTACCGGCACCGCGCTAATCCCCGATAACGCGCCGTCTAGCACCAACTATCCGGTTGGCTACCGCGACGCGCCGCAGAACAGCAAGACGACCAACTACACGTTGATCGCCTCAGATGCGGGCAAGTCGATCGTAATGAACGGCAGCAGCGTCACGCTTACGATCCCGGCCAACGCGTCGGTTCCGTTTGCGGTGGGTACGGTGTTTGTTATTATCAACGTCAACTCATCGGCGCTGTCGATCGCCATTACGTCAGACACGCTGACGCTAGTTAACAGCACGACGACCGGCACGCGGACACTTGCGCAGAATGGCATTGCGACGTGCATCAAGGTTGGCGCGACCTCTTGGTTCATTAGCGGAGCGGGCTTGACCTAATGGGCGGCGCGACCTTAGCAGCACTGATCACAGGCACGACCGGCGGGGCTGGTGCGGGCGTCTATGACGCTACGTCACCCGGTATGGGGTCCGTGACGATCCCAGCGTCCGCAACAGGCGTGACCATTGAGTGCTGGGGCGCAGGTGGTGGGGGTGGCTACGGCTACTTTGGCTTTATTGCGCCAGGTGAGCCAGAGATATTCCCCGGCGGTGGCGGGGGTGGCGGGGGCTACAGCAAGACGGTGCTGGTGCTTGGTGTCGGCGATCCTGGTAAAACCATCAACTTTACTGTCGGTTCAGGTGGTGCAGGCGGCACGGCATTTAGCACGTTTGGCAATCCCGGCACGTTCAGCAACGTCTATAGCGGCACGTTTACGATTACGACGATGACCTCTAACGGCGGTAATGGCGGTGATTCGGGCTCATTCCCACAGCAAGGCACCGGTGGCACGGCAAGCGGTGGTAACACCACCAACACGACGGGTAACGGCGGGGCGTTTTATACGCAAGCCGGTGCCACAGGTATTGCCGGTGACGGCTCGTTGACAGCGGGCGGTGGTGGTAATGGCGGCGACTTTTTTGACGGCGAAGCTGGATCAAATGGCCGTGTTCGCATGGTCTTTACATTCTAAGGTGACACATGGCAGTTATCATTAAAGTTCTGATCCCGGCCAAAATCGCCGAAAACAGTCAGACGACGCAGTACGTGGCGACTAACGTATCAACTATCATTGACAAGTTCACGGCCACCAATTACAGCGCCTCGGCGGCTACGCTGTCGGTCAATCTGGTGACGGCTTTTGATAACGCCGGCAACCAAAACTTGATCATTAAGAGCAAGACACTGCTGCCGTCAGAAACGTACACCTTTCCTGAGATCGTCGGCCAAGTGCTGGCGCCGGGCGGGTACATCTCAACTATTGCAGGCACGGCATCGGCGATCAACATCCGATCCAGCGGTCGGGAAGTGTCGTGATCGTACGCAACGCCATTGCCGAGGACTTTCCGCGATACCTGCCACTGGCGCAGGCGTTTCACGCGGCGTCCCCGGTACATGGCGTTATCCCGTTTGACGATGAGGGCTATGCCGACTTTTTCTTACAGGCCGTGCAGAACCCTAACATCGGTGTGTGGCTGGCCGAAGACAACGGCGAAATTATTGGAATCGCCGGCGCATTGTTTTACCCTATGTACTTTAGCCCTTCCAGTATGGTAGTGCAGGAGTTGTGGTGGTGGCTGACGCCCGTAGCGCGAGGCAAAGGGGCAGGTCAAGCCATGTACGATATGATCGAATCGTGGGCAATCGCAAAAAATGCAACAGCTATTTTTATGATTGCCCTTGAAGATGAGCGCGCAGGCAAGATGGCTAATCTGTATGCACGCAAAGGGTTTCGTCCTATGGAACGCACGTTTATGAGAGAGGTGGCGTAATGGCCATTGGAACCGCAGCAGCAATCATCGGTAGTGCCGCAATCGGCGCCGCCGCCTCGTCACGCGGGGCTAGTAAGGCCGCTAAAGCGCAAACGCAAGCCGCTGATCAAGCGGCTCAAGTCCAGCGCGAGATGTTTGAGCGGCAAACTGAGCTAGCCGAACCGTTTCGCCAAGCGGGCATTACTTCGCAAAACGAACTGATGCGATTGCTTGGTATTGGTGGCGACGCCACGGCAGCCGACTACGGCATGTTGACACGCGGTTTTACGCCCGAGCAGATGCAGATGGACCCCGGTTACGCGTTCCGTCTTGCCGAAGGCGAGAAGGCGCTAGAACGCATGCAAGCCGCACGCGGTCAGTACCTTGGCGGCGGAGCCATTCGTGCCGGTACGCGCTACGGTCAAGAGATGGGCTCACAGGAATATATGAACGCTTTTAACCGCGCGCAGGCGCAGTTGGGCACCCGCCTCGGCGCACTCGGCAGCCTCTACGGCGCAGGTCAAACGGCGACGCAACAGGTCGCTGGTCAGGCTGGTCAGTTGGGTGCCAACCTTGGCAACTTGCTGATGCAGAGCGGTCAGGCTCGCGCGTCGGGCTATCTTGGCCAAGCCAATGCCCTGAGCCAAGCCCTTGGCCAAGGTGCGATGGGCTACGGGCTCTACAAGGGCGGCTACTTTAATCCGCCGCCGGCTGGCCCAGGAGGACCGTAATCATGGCTGTTATCGGTGCAACTCAACTGGAGCCCATCAACGTCCTCGGCTCATACGTGCAAGGACTGGAAGCCGCTCGCGCCAACAGACTAGCCCGCACTAAAGAAGCGCAAGAACTTGCGGCAGCAACTCGGGAAACCGAACTGCGCAATTTCTTGGCCAGCACGCCTGATCTCAGCACGCCCGAAGCGCAGAACAAACTGCTGCGCTTTGGCAAGCCCGGCGCTGAATTGGCCACGTCGATGGCTGACATCGCGGGCAAGCGCGCGACGGCAACAAAGACCGGACTTGAAGCCGATAAAATTACATCCGAAATGGCCGACGACAATTACGGTCGGTTTCAAAAGATGCTTGGCGACTTTGCGTACGGTGAAACGCCGCCCGTTAAAGCGCAAGTACTTGACCAAGTAGAGTTTATGATTGAGCGCGGCATAATTGCACCTCAATTCCGCGACTTTGCTGCCAACACGTTATCAGACGATCCAGCAACACTGCAAAAGCAGTTGCGCGGGCAGTTCTTGTCGCAAGTGCCGCCGGCCGAACGCGCCAAGCTGTTCGTGCCGCGATCGCCTGAAGTTTACGCTCAAGACATTGGCGAGCGTACCGCCGGACGCCCTGTAACTAGCATCACCAACGTCCAAGAAAAAGCTGAAGCCGGTAAGTTTGGCGAAAGTTTGGTGGCCGATTACACCACCATCCGCGACCGCGCTGAGTCGGGCCGCCGCTTCTTGACAACGATCGACCAAGCGCAACGCGCGCTGGATGCGGGGCTTCGTACAGGATTCGGTGCCGAAGCTGTCAAGCAAGGTGCTCGTTTCCTTGCGGCACTTGGCGAACCCGAGGCGGAGAAGAAAGCCGCCAATGCGGAGTTGTTCTTGGCTGCGGCTAAAGAAAACGTCCTTCGTCGGCAGATCGAGCAGAAGGGTCCGCAGACGGAATCGGACGCTGCACGTATCGAAGAAACCTTCATCAGCTTGGGTACTACGCCTAGAGCCAACCAGTTCATGCTGGATGTGGCCCGCGAGCAGATCAAACGCGATGGCGAGCAGCAGCGGTTCTACGCCAAGTGGCGCCGCGACAACGGTACGTTTGATGGCGCGGAAGATGCGTGGTTGGATGGCGCGGGTGGCAAGTCGCTCTTTGATCGACCGGCGCTTAAGAAGTACGCGACACCTGAAGGTGCGGGTCAAGGTCCGGCCGTCGGTACAGTGGAGAGCGGCTACCGGTTTAAGGGTGGCAATCCTGGCGACCCAAAAAACTGGGAGAGGGTGCGCTAAATGGCCGGCCCTTGGGAGAAGTACAAGGCGCCAGAGGCGGAAGGTCCGTGGTCTCAGTACCAAGCTCCGCCGTCGTACCCTGAGCGCGTTGTGGGCGGCGTCGTAGACTTTGCCCGCGAAGTAGTTAACCCCACAGTTGGCCCGTACGCTACCGCAGCCGGTGTGGGCGCCGCGTTAGGCGCGCCGTTTGGTGGCGTAGGCGCCATACCCGGCGCGGCGTTTGGTGTTGGAGCGTTGACCGCTGGCGATATTGCCGCGTCAATGTACAACGTCGGACGTGGCGCGGTCGGGCTAGACCCCGTGCGTACGCCGTCGCAGATGATTCGGGACTTGTATCCCGAAGGCATCATGGGCTCGCCTACAGGCGAGTTTACAAGCACCCTGCGCACCGGAGCAGAGTTTGCCGTCCCAGCGCAAGCCTCTGCGCGCGCCGCAACGGCGCTTGCTCCGCGAGTCCCTACAGGCACCCCGCAACGCGTTGTGACGGAACTTGGCCGTAAGCCTGGACAGCAAACGGTCGCGGCACTTGGCGGTGCAACCGGTCTTGAGGTATCGGAAGCCTTGGGCGCCGAGAGCCCCTTGATACAAATGGGCGCAACGATTCTCGGCGCTGCTGCACCGGGCGGCATTAATGTCGCAGCTAAGAAACTTGGCGGCACGGGCTACAACATTGTTGAACCTGTATTGCCGGGTGGCGGCGAGCGTATCCGCGCCCGCGCCTACTTAGACGCGTTTGACAACGATCCAATGCGGATGCAAGCGGCGATCGACATGCTGGAATCCGGCATGACGCCGCAGCAAGTCGCGCTGCAAACAAACAACTCAAACTTTGCCGCGCTGATTGGCACTGCAAAATACGCCAACACGTCCGTGCGCGACATGTACGCTGCCCGCGATGCGGCCATTCAGCAGAACATGGCTAACCGGTTAGCTAAGGTCAAAGCAGACGAGCAGGTGCAGCAGCGCCTGTTGGCCGAGCGCGAGACGGAGTTGGCCGGTGCTGTACCGACGACCAGTCAGCGCCGCGTAGGCCGTGAGATTGCGCAAGAGCGTGCTGATTTGATTCAGCAGCGTCAGCGTGATGTTGTCACGCCAGCGTATCAAGCCGCGTTTGACTTGGCGCCTAATCAGTTCAGTCTGGAACCCGTTGTGCGTCGAGCGCGAGCCATCCAAGCGGATGCGTCCACGCGTCTTGACCCAGGACTGGCGCCTAACACTGACGAAATCCTGCGCATCTACAAGTTCTCAGAACCGGCAGCTACTACAGACCCCATGAGTGGACTGGCAGGTGCTCGACCAGCACCGGCGCCGATCCCGCCGCAGGTTACGCTGGAAGGCGCGGACGCCATCATTAAGGCAATTAACATGGACGTTAGCCGCCTGATGGGCGCTAACGACCCCGCCTCGCGCATGGCGCTGCGCAACTTGCAAAGCCTACGCGACTCGGTGGACGAGTCTATCCGCCGTGGCGTACCCAAAGACGCCCGCGATGCGTACGCTAACGCACTCAACGTCTACCAGACGCAGATCGCACAGCCGTTCCGCGAAGGTTGGGTAGCCAAGCTCACGCCGCGTGGACGCGGTGGCGAGGCGCCAGTGCCGCCGACCAGCGTGGTCAGCACGGCGCTGCGTAACGAAGACAGCGCCATCCGGTTCGTCTCGGCGTTCCGTGACAGCCCTGATGCGATGGAAGCCATGCGCAACGGCATCTTGGGCAACTACCGCAAAACCGTCGTCAAAGGCGGTCGTGTAGACCCCAAGGCGCACCGGCAGTTCATGGAGCGTTACCGCGCACAGCTTGGCATCTTTGACAACGCCGGCATGAACGTGCGGCCGCAGTTGGCCGAGTTTGGCAAGCGTGCGATGGGCCTCGAAGGGCGTCGTGCGTTGCTCGATGACTTGGCGACGTTTACCAAGGAAGCCGAGGCTAACCTTGCCGATGTAACGCCTGACGTATCGGCCACTCGCGTAGCGGGAACCGTGACGGAAATCCCCGCGTTGAAGTCAGTGGTTGAGGACATCAACGCCTCATTCCGCGACCAGCGCCAGTTCAACAAACTGGTCGCCGACGGTCAGCGTGCGGGCGCAGGTGTTCGAGGCATTGTTCAGGAAGACGTAGCGGACATTCCGTCGTTGCTGTCACGTCCTGCGATGTTGGCTAACTTCATCCTGTCTCGCGTCAAGGGCGAGCTCGATGTGCGCACGGCCGCGCAGGTAGCGGTGGATTTGATTAACTCCAACTCCGCAGCGCAAGCGTTCAGCAACGCGCTGGCTACCCGCCGAGGTCCGGTCGGAGAGTATTTCTTCCGCCCCGCACAAGTTACGCCTGGTCGTGGCGTTCCGGCCATCGCGCCGGGTGTTATCACTAACGTGTTTGCAGAACCTGCGGGCGAACCCCGCAACGCACTAGCGAGGTAAGTCCCATGTTCAAAGGCGCACTTAAATCCAAAACGGTATGGTTCAACGTATTGATCGCCATCCTTGGCGGTCTGGAACTGATGGGCGCGCATTTGACGACGCTGTTTGGCTCGCAAGTTGCCGCCGCGATCATGCTGTCGGGCGCGATCGCTAACCTGGCGCTACGCGCCGTGACGACGCAACCGCTCGCTGCGAAATGAGCGAGGTCGGCGAGAAGGACATTAAGCTCATCGTTAAGGACTTACGGTTCCTTAAAAACGACTATGAGCATCGGTTCAGAACGCTGAACCAAAACGTCTTCCGCCTTGAGAAACGATTGGAATGGGTTGAGAAGTTGCTATGGCTGTCCGCCGGAGCACTGATCAGTTGGCTTGTAACCCTTGTGCTACGGAGCATGTGATGGACGAAGGGCAAATTCTATTCAACATTATCGTCGGCATCGCCGGCGTTTTTGGTGGGTGGATTCTCAACAATATCAGTCGCAGCATTGAACGGCTCGACAAGGACGTGCGCAACATGCCGTTGACGTACGTGACCCGTGCCGACTACCGCGCCGACATTGACGAGATCAAAACGATGTTGATGCGAATAAACGACAAGCTGGACGCCAAGGCCGACAAGCCATGACGTTAGGCCAAAAGCAGCGGCAGTTTGCCCGCCTAGTGGCCAGACTGATCGACAAAGCGTATGAGTTAGGGTTTGAGGTGTCGCTAGGCGACGCCTTCCGCGACCCTCGCGTACACGGCGCTATGGGCGTCCGTAAGTCCTACAGCCATCCGAACAGCGCCCATAAGCTGCGGCTGGCCATTGACCTTAACCTATTCAAAGACGGCGAATTCTTGGAGCAGTCCGAGGATCATCGCCCGTTAGGCGAGTGGTGGGAGCAACAGCACCCCCTCGCCCGGTGGGGTGGCCGCTTCAATGATGGGAACCACTACTCTTTTGAGCATAATGGTGTAAAGTAGTGCCTTACTGGTTACTGAAATACGTACCACATTTAGCTGTAGCAGCGGGCTTGGGCCTTCTGGCAGTCTACGCGGTACACACTTTTCGGGAGCAAGGTCGTGAAGAAATACGCCCTCAAGTGGAGCGTTTGGAAGCTGAACTACGGACCGAGCGTGCTAATCGCATACGTGCTGAAGTGGCTTCAAATGCGTACGCATCCGAACTGGCTGCTCTTGCTCGCCGTCCTATTCGCTCTACTCCTGTCCGGCTGTGCCGCGAGCCCGCCGCAGTGCCTGCCGGCAACACCGCCGAAGGAACTGCTGGAGCCGCCCCCGCCGCCGGGAGCAATGCAGGATCGGCTGGAACAAATTTTGAACAAGGGCCAGACATCGGCCCCGAACTCCGCGAGTTAGCCGCGCAATGCGACGCGCAAAACGCCAAGCTGCGAGCGTTGCAACGGTGGGCGACTACCATCCCGTAACACGTAGCGATGGTATCCCGGCGCACTTTCAACTCGCCGGTCACACAATCAAAGTAAAAGTCATTTCGCCCTCAAAGTGGCGTCATGGCAAAAATTGTGTTGGAATGTTTCTTCCTGACAAGTATGAGATTCACATCATAAGCACTTGTAAAGGAACGAATAGGCAACAGGTGTGGGCTCACGAAGCCGTCCATGCGCTGCTCTCGGTGGCGGGTCACGATGACCTATCCAGCGATGAGGCACTGGTCGATCGCCTCGGGCATCTGCTGCAACAAATGTTAACGACAATGGAGTAGGGGTTGTGCCAGCTAGAAAAGCGACTGATTCACAGATTCTCGATGCACTAAAGAAAGCAAACGGTATCCGAGCAGTAGCAGCTAGGGCGCTTAACGTCAACGTCCGCTCGTTGCAGTTTCGATTAGATGCCCTCAAGGCTCGCGGCGTTGATATACCTGAATCGACATACGCCGGGCTTCCGACCGAGGAAATCTACAAAGACTTTGAGTTCACGCCGATCCCCGACGATGACGTTCCCATCGAGGAGCTCATCGAACAGCGCAAGCGCAAGTTCGCCCACAAGCGCGAGCATGAGGAAGCGAGCAAACTTATACCGGTTCGCGTCAAGCTCGACGGCCCTATCGGCATCCTGCACTTCGGCGACCCGCACGTTGACGACGACGGTTGCGACATCGAGGCCATCGAGCGGCACACGGCCCTCGTCAACAAGACCAAAGGCCTGTTCGCCGCCAACGTAGGCGACACAACGAACAACTGGTGTGGCCGCTTGGCCCGCCTCTACGCCGACCAAACCACATCTGCTGCACAGGCCTGGCGCTTGGCTGAGTGGTTCGTCAACCGTTGCAACTGGCTCTACATGATCGGCGGCAACCACGACCTATGGTCAGGCTCAGGCGATCCGCTCAAGTGGATAGCGCGTCAGCAGAACGCGCTCTACAAGGCGAGCGAGGCGCGCATCGCGTTACGCTTCCCGAACGGTGCAGAGGTGCGCGTCAACGCGCGGCATGACCATAGCGGCTCGTCGATCTGGAACCCGGCGCATGGGCCTATGAAGGCGGCGCTGATGGGCACGCGTGATCACTTGTACGTCGCCGGCCACAAGCATGAGTCGGCGTACAGCGTGCTTAAAGATGCAATATCTGGCATAACTATGCACGCCTGTAAGGTAGCGTCCTATAAGATTTACGATCGCTACGCTAAGGACCGAGGCTTCAGAGACAACTCGCTATCGCCGTGTGCGTTGACGACGATCAATCCGGCGTTGCCGGAGTCGCACCCAGACTTGATCAAGGTCTGGTGGGAGCCCGAGGAAGGGGCGGACTACTTACGCTACCTGCGCTCGCGGAGCAAGTGACGCCATCATCTCTGCGCGCTCACGGACGGCACGCAGGGCACAGTACCGCTGATGCAGTCGCTCGACGAAGGTGACGCGCTGGGCGCCGACCAACTCGGCGTCTAGCAGCGCCTTGACCTCTGTTTCGTTCATTGCGTTTAGCTTCGCGTTCAATTCTCGCCAGTTCATTTTAGCTCCCACATTGCTACGTCCGACATCGCGCGCTTGTCGCGCAGTGCCATCCAAATCTTCTCGTCAATCGTCTTGTCCGTCAGCAGCACGTACACCCATACGTCGTGCCGCTGGCCGCTGCGGTGTAATCGACCGATGACTTGCTCGTATTCTTCCAACGACCAAGGCAACGACAGAAACACCATCCGGCACCCGCCGTGCTGCAAGTTCAGCCCATGCCCTGCGGACTTGGGGTGAATTAACAGCAACTCGATTTCGCCTCGGTTCCACGCGTCGATCACACCCGGCTGGTCGATCGTCGCCGCTTTGGGGTATCGTCGCTGCAACTCAGCGAGCTCGGCTTGGTAATTGTAAACGATTATCGTATTGGCCCGCTGGTTTTCTTCCAACAGTTCATCTAGCAGTTCTAACTTGTGGTCAGAAAACCACACCGTCTTCTGCGACACGTCGAACTTGCCCGGCCGATCCGAAGCCGTGCGGGTTGTCTCGTAGACGAACCCCGAGGCCATCTGCTGTAGCTTGGATGTAACCGCCGCAGCGTTTGCGGCGATTGCCTTGGCGTCAGGAAACTCGACCATGAAGTCCTTGCGCATCTTCTCGTAAGGCTCGCGGTCAATCAGGTCGCAGCGCATTTGCACCGTATGCAAGGGCGGCAACTTGTCGCTGTACTCGCCAGGCTCTAACACAAACGTCGCGGGCTTGATCCGCGCCATGACCTGTGCTAACGCGCCGGTAGCGGGTATCCACTCGCCATACTCCCGGTTGAGGCAGATAAAATACTGCTGCAAAAAGGCGCCCTTGCTGCGGCCGAGTAGGCTTTGGTCGATGATCTTGCATTGCCCAAACACGTCCTCTAGGCCGTTTGAGGTAAAGCTGCCCGTCAGCCCCCACCGAATCTTGACCGGCTCCAGCGCCTTCAGAATCGCTTTAAACCGCACGCCCGAGGGGTTCTTGAGGCGCGTAAGCTCGTCGAACACTACGCCATCGAAATTAAGTTTCTGTTTGGCCAACCACTGCAAGTTATCGTAGTTCGTGACCACCACGCGGGCATCGGACTCAAGCGCCTTAGTCCGCCAGGTGGCCGCACCGATCGCTACTGCGAGCTTGAGGCTAGGTGCCCACTTGGTCGCCTCGACCGGCCAGACGTGCTGGGCTACCCGTAGCGGTGCCACGACCAGCCAGCGTGACACCACGCCGTCTTGCAAGGCGTCCTGCATGGCCGTGAGGGTAAGCGCCGTCTTGCCAGCGCCTACGGGCGCCAGCACCATCGCGCGGTCGTGCTCGTACAGGAAGTCAGCCGCGCTCTCTTGATACGGACGCAACGAAAGCATCGACTTCCTCTATGCGATACAGCACTTTGTATTTCTGATTTGTCTGCGCCATCACGGACGCAAACACCTTCTGGAGCGGCGACAGTCGCCCGCGCTCGGCTTTCAGTTCCACGAACCACGTCTCGCCGTTCGGCAAGCACACGATCCGATCTGCGACGCCACGCTGCGAGGGCGAGCGGAACTTAAACGTCACGCCACCGGCGCGCTCGACCGCCCAGGTCAGATACTCCTCAATCGTCTTCTCTCTCATGTTGAGAATCCTATGCGATAAAACAATGCTTGACAAGTAAATCAGCCGGCTCTAGGCTAGCGCAAACACACTAAAGGAGAGTCCTCGATGAGTCATAGCAATATCGTCGGCGGGTCCACCGCCAAACGCGTGATCAACTGCCCTGGCAGTGTCGCGCTCTGCCAAAAAGTTCCGCCTAAGCCAAGCAGCAAGTACGCCGACGAAGGTACGCTGCTGCATAACGTCATGGCTGAGATGCTTGGCAGCGACAAAGAACTGCGCCATGTGCTCGACATGGAGTACAACGGCATCAAACTCACCGGCGAACTGATCGACGAGAAGGTTCGCCCTGCACTGGACGCTATCAATGAAATCGACCCAGACGCACAGCTTGAATTCGCAGTCGAACAAACCGTCGGCTTCGGTGATCTTATTCCGGGTGTCTTTGGTTCTTGCGATCTTATTGGCCGCATTGGGGATCGCGCTATTATCCTTGATTGGAAATTTGGTGACGGTGTGGCCGTCGAAGCTGAGGAGAACTCTCAGTTACTATTCTATACGGCTGCGGCGATCCGTACGCCGGCGTTGGAGTGGGTCTTCAAGGATGTCAAAGAAATCGAGTGCATCATTGTCCAGCCGCCTAAGATCAAGCGATGGGTGACATCGTTCGATCGCGTGCGACAGTTTGAGCGCGAGTTAACGTATGCCGTTAAACAGTCGGCCAAGCCTGACGCGCCGCTCAAGATCGGCGATCATTGCCGCTGGTGCGCAGCCAAGCCCATCTGCCCGCTGATGACCGGCGCGGTCGATCGCGCGACGCAGACGCAGATCAAGGAGTTGAACGTCACGCAACTCGGCGACATGCTCCAGCGTGCGGACGTGCTCGAAGATTGGATCAGCGACTTGCGTGCGCTTGCCCTGCAAGTGCTAGAGTCCGGCAATCCTGTACCGGGCTACAAGCTCGTCCAGAAACGCGCGACGCGTCAATGGAAGGACGAAGAATCAGCGAAACAGGCGCTCTTGCAGCACCTGTCAATGACTGACGTGATGGAGACGTATTTGATCTCGCCAGCACAGGCGGAGAAGAAGCTGAAGAAGCTGAAGCTCCCCATGCCGGACGATCAGATTATCTCCGTCTCATCGGGCACCACGTTGGCGCCGGAGAGCGATCCTCGGCCTGCCGTGTTGCAAATCGGGCAGCAGTTAACTGCGGCCCTTTCTAAACTAGTGTAAGGAGTAGAGTAATGTCTAATATCACTGCGTTCAGTAAGGCGGGTCTCCCCGCTGTGTCTTCCCTGTCCACCGCCCTGCGTAACATCGAAGTGGAAGTCGGCCCGGTCGGATCGGCGATCCTTAAGATGGATAAGACGGGCCACTGGGTCTTTGGCGCGGATCAAACCGAGGCTGAGGAAAACAGCAAGTGGGCAGTTAATCCTTTCTCGTTCGTCCACGGCTTCATTGCTTGGGGCGACGGCGAGGTGCTTGGCGAGAAGATGGTGTCGGTGTCACAGCCGTTGCCGGAACTCGAACCGGCTCCCCCGCAGAGCAAGAAGGGTTGGGAAACGCAAGTCGGCATGAGCTTGAAGTGCATCACGGGTGAGGACGCGGGCCTTGAGGCTCGCTACAGCACTACGTCGGTGGGCGGCAAGCGTGCCGTGCAGGCCTTGGCGGCGGCCATCGCAGCCCAGGTCGAGCGTGACCAGAGCAAGCCGGTGCCGGTCGTGGTTCTGAAGAAGGAGCACTACCAGCACAAGTCCTATGGCCGCATCTACACGCCGGTCTTTGAGATCGTCGATTGGGTGTCCATGGATGGCGAGGGTCCGTCAGCACCGGAGGGCGATGAGCCCCCACCGGCCGCTTCGGCTCGTCGGCGACGCGCTGCGTAAGGGAGCGGGGGTCGGCAACGGCCCCCGATTCTTTGATGGCAATACTTTGGATCGACTTTGAAACCCGTAGCCGGTGCGACCTGCCGTCAGCCGGTGCGTACAACTACGCGCAGGACTTGAGCACCGAAGTGCTTTGTATGTCCTACGCGTTCGATGACGGCGAGGTGGCAACATGGTTGCCCAAGTACCCGTTCCCCGAGCGCGTGGCTAACTTCAAGGGCCAGATACGCGCGCACAACGCCGCGTTTGAGCGGCTTATCTTTTGGTACGTGTGTCAGATCAACTTCGACCTGACGCAGTTTTACTGCACGGCCGCACAGGCACGGGCCAACTGTCTGCCCGGTAGCCTTGAGGATATTGGCCGTGCGCTCTCGTCTAAGATGAAGAAGGACCATCGCGGCTCGCAGTTGATCCGTCAACTCTCCATCCCTCGCGCCGACGGGACGTTCAACAACGACCCTGCGCTGATGGCCGAGATGATCGCCTACTGCGAGCAGGACGTGCGCGCCATGCGCGAGATCAGCAAGGCGATGCGCGACCTGTCAGACACCGAGCTTGCCGATTACCACGTCAACGAGCGGATCAACGACGCGGGCGTTAAGGTAGACGTGCCGCTCTGCGAGGCCGCCGTGCGCTACGCCGAGGACGAACTGCAAGAGATCGAGAAGATCGTCGCAGAGGTCACGCACGGCGTCATTACGAGCGTCCGTTCGCCCAAGATGCGCGAGTGGGTGCTGGAGCGCGTCGGCCCCGAGGCTAAGAAGCTGATGACCGTCTACAAGGACGGCGAGAAGAAGTACAGCATTGACAAGACCGTGCGGGCCAACCTGCTTGCCATGGATAACGCCGACGAAGTGCCGCCCGATGTGGCCGATGTCGTGCAGTGCGCGGATGACCTGTGGGCCTCGTCAGTCGCTAAGTTCAACCGCTTGAAGCAACTCGCCGATGTCGAGGACGCCCGCGTGCGCGGTGCGTTTATCTTTGCAGGCGGCAGCGCCACAGGCCGCGCGTCGAGCTACGGCGCGCAGGTCCACAACTTCACCCGCAAGTGCCACAAGGAGCCCGAGGCCGTGCGCCAGGCGCTTGTGCGCGGGCATGCGATCGTTCCGCGATACGGAATCCGCGTCACGGATGTGCTCAAGTCCATGCTACGTCCGGCGCTGATCCCGGCCAAAGGTAACGCGTTCGTCGTGGCCGACTGGGCGGCGATCGAAGCCCGTGCGACCGCGTGGCTGTCAGCCGACCCGCTTGCCGAGCCCGTCCTTGAAATCTTCCGCACAGGCGGTGACATCTACAAGCGTGAGGCCGCTGGCATCTACGGTGTCGAGCCCACCGAGGTCAACGACGAGCAGCGTCAGATCGGCAAGGTCGCCATCCTTTCACTAGGCTTTGCGGGCGGCGTCGGCGCGTTCAGCGCCATGGGCCGAGCGTACGGTGTCGCAATGAGCGAGGCTGAGGCACAGCGTATCGTTGACCGCTGGCGCCGCGCGAACCCGTGGGCGGTGCGTTACTGGCAAAGATTAGAAGATGCCTACACCCGCGCCATGCGTAATGTCAACACTGAGTTCAAAGCTGGCCGCGTGGCGTACATGTACGACGGTCAG